GATAGGTGTTATAATGAACAGAACGGTCACCAATGTCGCAAAAGATGAGATCTGGGCGTATGTTAGGTGATGGTTTGGTGACGTTAATGTCCTGTGTGGCAAAGTCAGTGTAAAAGCCTTGATATTTGGTGTCAACGGGAATACCATACGTAGTTCCGTAAACTTGCTTGGCGTGGTATTTGAGCACTTCACCGCAAGCGCCAGGGCCGCAGCCGATATCCATTGCGCGTGTGATGCGTGGTGGGTAAACCTGAAATATTTCGGTTAATTTTGCGGCAGCTCGCGTGGTTTGTACACACAATCTTGAATATTTGGCGTGTGTAAGTGCATTATACTTATCGAGCGGTAGGGCGCCAAACACACCGTCTTGGCAAATTGGTAGAGGAAACTTGTAGGTGGTGGGAAAGTGTGGTTTATAAATAGTGTTACAAGTGGGAGTAGGATTTTGAGGTGGACGCCGTGGTGGTTTAAAATGTTTTAGTAATACTGCATTATTGTTGGTAGTGATGCACGTATGCACGACGTCGGCAGCAGTTGGTGCAGGAAGAAGTGGTGGCTCGACATCAGGTATTTCGACGCACGTCACGACGTTGTTGTAATGGCATATCGCAGGTAACGTGACGGCGGTATTGTTGTTATTGGAGGAGCAAAATTGTAGATGTGGATGATGTTCGATAGAAAGCATAATCGGTCCGATGGTAACACCCGTGCATGGATCTTCAATGGCAAGAACGTCGTCGTCCGGAGTAGTAACGATATAGTTGCAAGCTGTGATGAGAGTAAGTTCGTCCGTGTCAGGAGTGTAGTTATAATGATTGCGGATCGAATTTACGAGATCAACTAGGTTATCAACATTGATTCTCTTGCTCTTGGTGTAAACGACTGATGTATGATACAAATCATTGAAAGGTATAGCATCAAAGTCATATAGAGCGTGAGTGTCATGATGGGATGTTCCACGTAGGAAAATCTTAATCGTACTTTTGAGGTGATTAATACGAGATTTGAGTTTACCCAACATACCAGGATATGGTTCATTATCGCGAATAAAATCGTAAATGTTGTCGATCAACTTAGTATTTTCACGGCGGTAAGCAGCACACATGAGTATGATTGAGTAGAAAATGCGATTAGCAAGATGGCCGTCGATACGCCATGCTGTATTGATGACGGTGTCCTGTATGTCGAGACGGCTAGATATACCGTTGGCATACTGTAAAACGACGTTGTTATCAAGTCGTTCACATTTCAGACATTGAGTGACGACACGGTCGTATATGTCACGTGGTACGATAAAATGTTTCAAGGTGCTTTGTTTAGCATAATCATCATGGAGCCAGTAGTCATAGATGTCGGGTATCTTGACAAAAATTGACATGTATGAGGCGGGGTTGCAGCGTTCCGGAGCGTCAACAGTCGTTGGAACTTTTGTGAATCGAAGTTTTACTGACATACCAGCGGTACGTTCGGGTTCAACGACGATTGAAAACTCTTTACCAGTAATAAGAGTGATGGTGGCCCATGTTTTCCA